CGATCGCGCCGATGATCGGCCCGATCACCATGAAGGCCGCGCGCACCATCATGAAGCCGTTGCGCAAGGTCGCGAAGGTGGAGAGGATCGAACCGAAGCCGAACTGCAGCGCGCCGAGCGCGGCCTTACCGGCAATGAGGGCCATGACCAGCGTCATGAGGGAGCGCGCGGTTTCCGGGTTGGCCTGCGCCCAGCGCGACACGGCCGAGACGCCCTGGTTCACCCATCCGAAGAATTGCGTCATCGCGGGAAGCAGCGTCGCGCCCAGCGTGATTGCCAGGCTGCTCATGGTGCCCTTGAAGCTTTCCCAGGCAACCGATGCGTCATGTGCCTCGCGTTGGCGGAACGCGGCATCGACGGTGCCGCCGCTCTTGGCCAGGTCACCGCGGATCTTGCGATAGTCCTGCATGTTGAGGATCAGGGTGCGCAGGGCTGATTGCGCCTGCATATCCTCGACCACCAGGCCGAGCTTGGACAAGTCGCCGCCGGTGGCTTTCTGCGTGATTTCGGCGAGGGCCTCCATCGGCGTCTTGCCCTTTGCATAGGCGGCCTTGAGCGCGGCGGGCAGGTCCACGCCGAAGTTCTTCTTGAAGGCGTTCTGCACGGTGGGCGAGTTGACCTTGGCGAGCAGGTTGGCGACGTTGGTGGCCGCTTCCTCGCTGGTGCCCGCGCCGCGCCGGGCGATTTCAAGCGCGGCGGTCAAATCTGCCACGGCGCCCAGGCCCGACTGGCCCAGTGCCTGCGCCTGCGCGGTCAGGCTCGGGAAATAGCGGGCCATGTCCTTGACTTCGAAGGCGCCGACGTTGCCGCCCGCCGCCATGATGTCGAGCGCTTTGCCGGTGTCGCCCAGGCCCACCTTGAGGTTCTGCAGGTTGGCCGATGCGGCGGCGGCGCCATCGGCAATGTCCACCTTCATCGCGGTGCCCAGGCGCCCGATGGGGCCGATCATCTGCATGGCCTCGCGCGGATCGATGCCGAAGCCCGAAAGCGCATCGACGCCCGAGCGCATGGCCTCGGGCATCTGATGCGCCGCCTCGGCCGCGCGCAGGATGCCCTGGGCCATGGCATCGGTCTGCGCCTGGGTGAGGTTGGCCTTTTGCGCGATGTCGACCATGCCGGACGAGAAATCCATCGCGGCCTTGCCGGCGAGGACCAGCGGCGTGGCCAGGCCAGCGGCGCCGAGCATATTGTCGGTTCCGGCGCTCTTGAGCTGCTCGCCGCGCTGGCCGATGCGGTTGGTATTGGCGTTGAAAGTGTTGATCGCCTTTTGCCGGTCGATCTGCGTGTTCACGCGTTCCAGCTGCGCGGCAAGATCGCGCTGCCGGGCGGTCAGGTCTCCGGTGTTGTCCGCGCCTTTGGCAATCTGCGCGTCGAGATCCTTCATCTCCTTTTTAAGATCGCGGGCCTGGCGGAACATGCCCTTGAGCGCCTGGTCGCCGCTTCTGCCCAGGCCGATCAGGTTCTTCAGCGCGCCCGAGAGCTTGTCGTTGCCGACGAACGACACGATCAGGGACAACTTGTTGCTGGCCACGCGGCTACTCCGTTCGGTTCATGCGATTCCACGCGGCCACGGCGCGGCGGTGCCAGTCGAGCAGGTCGGCCAGGTCCATTGCGGCCAGGTCGGACAAGGGCCAGTGGAACACCGCCGCGATATCGGCGATCAAGGTTTCGACGGTCAGTGAACCGTCATCTCCGCCATCACTTCGCGCTGGGCCTTGCTCAGAAAAAAACCGACCACCGTGCCGACCACTTCGGCAAAGTCATCGGCCTCGAGGCCATAGAACTCGTGCGCGGCAATGGCAGGCGTGGTGATGCGCGGGATCACCTTGGCGACGGCATCGACATCGGCCGCGACAAGATCGGTGAGCTTGGTGCCGCGCAGATCGCCGCCCTTTGGCTTGCGGATGGTGAGGCTGGCGATCCGGCCACCTTCGCGGACGATGGGCTGAGCGAGGGGGACGACGACGGACGTGCTGGCGGCCTGCGCGGGCGCGGGCGTGGTATCGGTCATGGCTGGCGATCCTTGATGAAGTGCGGTCCGATGAAGGCCCCTGCCGGCAGGACCGCCTTTCTGCCGGCAGGGGACCGGGCGCGAGAGGGCCGCCCGGATCTGGTGAGGGGCTTAGCGGCCGAGCGCGGCGCGGATCTCGGCGTAGCGATCGACGCCGAAGACGGTGAAGATCATGTTGATCAGGTCGATTTCGATCCAGTCGACGCCATCGACGATCAGGCGGTAGTAGCTGCAGCCCACCTTGTATTTGTGGGTGCCGTTGTCGCCGGGCTTGGCATTGCCGAAGTCGATTTCGGTATAGCGGCCCATGCACACCACTTCGACGCTCTGCACCTGCCCGGTGAGATCGTTCTGGTAAGCGCCGACAAAGCGCACCAGGCTGGAAGCGAGCGAGGTGGCGCCGAACTGCCGAAGCGCCGCGTCGATCATGCCGCCCATGGAAAACTCGAACTCGAGCTTGTCGAGGCCCATGTCGATCGGCACCGGGCCGATCATGCCGCCGCCGCGCCAGTCCTCGGTCTTGATGACCAGCTTGGGCACGGTGACTTCCTCGGTTTCGGCGAGGTGACCGACGCCATCGAGCAGCATGTCCATCTGCTTCAACTTGAAGGGGAAACCCATGGCAATGCTCCTTTAGGCGGTTAGCTGGCTGGCAAAGTCGGCGTAATATTTGTCGGTCACGCGCTGGTTGAGAGAGAGGCCCTCGAGCGGGGCCACGCCGGTGAAGTCGTAGTCGATCACGGCCTGGCCATTGGCGAGATCGGCCGCCTGGTTGAGCGCGGGATCGTACCAGGCCTTGCCGCCGATCAGCCGGCCGGCGGTGACATAGGAGCGCAGCCTGGCGTTGATCGTGTCGATCGTGTCCTTGACCAGCATGACGGTCATCGGCTTGTCGGCCGCCCAGGCGAGGCCCTGCTCGATCTCGTCGGCGATCACTTGCGAAGTGCGCACCACGCTTTCGAAGGCGTAGAGCGGTTCGTCGCTGCAGGTGCGGTTGCCCCAATAGCGATAGCCGCCGCCGAAGCGCACCAGCGTGGTAATGCCCGCCGCATTGAGCAGCGCGGCATCGGTTTCGGTGCTGTTGAGCGCAAAACTCACGTCCTGGGAAATCCCGGTCACGCCGGTGACGGTCACGTTGGAGATCGTCTTGTGCCAGCCCATGTCGGCATCGATCTGGGCGCGCATGCCCATGGCGCGGGCGACGGCATCGCCGGCGAAGCCGCCCGACCAGTTGGGCCAGATCATCATCATTTCGCGTTCGCCGAAGTTCTCGCGATAGGTCAGCGCCTCGGCCACCGTCGAACCTTCGCCAGCGAAGTAGAGAAAGCCGCGCAGCTTCTTGGCCACCCCGGCAAAGTGCGCGGTCACCGCCTCGCTATCGAGCGCCGGGGCGCCGAGGATACGCGGGCGCACCTGCAATTCGGCCTCGGCGGTGATCAGCTTGTCGATCCCGGCGATGGTCAGCGCATCCTGCGCCTGGGCATCGGCGCCCACGCCCACGCGCGCCAGCACGATCACGGGGCTGGAAACATCGGCAATCGCATCGAGCGCGGCGGGCAGGGTGCCGGTGGCGCCGATGGTGGCCAGCGCCTTGCGCACATCGGTGATCAGCACGCGGCCATTCAGGGGGAATGCATCGGCCGGCGCGTCGGGTGCGGTGCCGACCAGGCCGATCACGGCGGTGGACTGGGAGGCAATCGCGCGACTGCCTGCGGTGAGAAAATTGGTCTTGATGCCGTGCATGGCTGGCTCCTGTTCAGGCGGCGCGGATGGACAAGCGGGAGAGGGGAATGGTCAGGCGGGTGAGGGTGTTGGCGAGCGTGCCGACCTTGGTGCTGACGATCTCGGCCACGGCCTGGCCCGAGGCGAGCTCGCCCGAGACCGTGACCTGGCGCACCACTATGCGCGGCTCCCACTTGGCCAGGGCCAGGGCGATGCCCATCGATGCGAGCAGGGCCGTGGCGCGGTTGATGGGCCGGTCGACCAGATCGGCCAGGATGCAGCCATAATCGCGGCGCATCGTGCGCGTGCCGAGCGGGGTGGAAACGATATCCTCGCACGACTGCGCCAGGTGATCGTCGCCCGAGAGCGGTGCGCCGGTCAGGCGATTCATGCCGGTGAGGCTGGTCATAGCGGCCCACCGCTCTGCGCGGCGCCGGCTTGCACCTGGCCGTGCTTGTGCGTCTTGAGGCTGATGCCAGCGGCGGTGACGTCCTCGCCCGCCTCGATCTTCCCCGACACTGCGAGATTGCCGGTCAGCGCCAGCCTGCCACCATCAGGCAAGGCGAACGCCAGGGTGTGGCTGTCGGGATCATAGGACAGCACGGCACCATCCTTGAAGCGGATGAGATCGGCCATGCCGTTTGCCGGGACGGGGAACGCGTTGCAGGCGATGCCACCGATGGCGATGGCGGCGCCGATCTCGCCCGCCGGACACAGCACCAGGACTTGTTCGCCCACGGCAGGCGGGCACCACACGCGGGTTTCGCCCATGCGGGGCGCGGCCCAGCGGATCGGGCCGGTCTGCAGATCCTCGTCAATCTCTACCACGCATTTGCCGGCGGCATGATCGACCGCGACCACGCGCCCAAAGCGCAGCAGTTCGTCGGGATCGGTCAGGGTGCTTTCGGGCGTTCTCATGACGCCACTCAGCCACCGGATCGCGGCGGGGGCCATGGGGGCCGATTGTAAGGCCGGCGTTTACAACGCGCGCGGGTGGCAGGAAGGCCGGGGCAGCGGCAAGCCCAGGCCATGGCCGACAGCACCACCGCAATCGATCTATCGCAACTCCCGGCGCCCACCGTGGTCGAGCAGATGTCCTACGAGGATATCCGCGCCCAGGCCGTGGCCAGGCTGCTCGAGGATTTGCCGACCTTCGACGCCACGGTCCTGAGCGATCCGGCAGTCAAAGTGCTCGAGGTGTTCTGCTATCGCGAGATGCTGCTGCGCCAGACGTTCAACGAGCGCGCGCGCCAGGTCATGCTGGCTTATGCCAAGGGCAGCAATCTCGACCAGCTGGGCGCGCTGCTCAATGTCGCGCGGCTCCCCGGCGAGCAGGACGACCCCTACAAGGCGCGTATCCAGCTGGCGCCCGAAGCCTTTTCGCTGGCCGGCCCGGCCAGCGCCTATCGCTACTATGCGCTGTCGGCCGCCAACACGCTGGCCGATGCCAGCGTCACCAGTCCCAGGCCCGATAATCTCCGCGCGTTGATGCTGGGTGTGCTGGACGATCATGGCGCGGATGCCGGGCTCGTCGCCGCCGTGACTGCCG